GGCATGGGTAAATACTATGCGAGTGAGGTCACTATGGATTGGTACATTGGCAAAATAACACATACAATGCGACGTGTTGATTTTATACAGTTTGTACCTAAAAATCAAACTGTAAGCGGTATAGAACATGGCGATTTTTATTTCTATGAGGTAAAAAGCTGCAAAGAAGATTATAATAGCGGAAACGGTTTGACTTTTGAGGGTGACAAAAACTATATTGTCACTACGGCAGAAACATACAAGAAAATTATCAAAGATGTAGACTATGATGTTGGTGTACTTATAGCGTGTCCGGTGCTAAGAGAAATTAAAGATGAAATTGAAAATCCTACGCAAATAGACGGTAATATAGATGATTGGATACTCAAGATTGCGAAAAACGCACATAGTAAAAATCGAGAGCGACCATTGTCACAACTTCTATTTTTCATGCTGCGTTCGGGAAAGTGAGGGATAACGATGAATAAAAATTTTACGCCACCAAGTAAGGAACCTACGGGAACAGTTGAAAAAACATTAAGCATTGAACCGGACAGACATTTTGAAGTTGCATTACAAAGTGGTAATTGTTTAGACTTCAACGATGAGTGCAATTTTGTTAAGTTTGCAAGGGGATTAGCATTTTTTCAAAATCATCAAAATCAGAAAAAAGAAATCACATTAGCAATTATACCAATAAACAATATTAATTATATTTTAAATAAAGAAAATTAAGCAATTATGTCAAAATAAACGAAAGTTAAATGCAGAAAAATACATAATGATAAACTAATGGAGGGATAAAAATGCTGAATAATGAAACAATCTATGAACTAACACAGGGCATTGAATTTATGGGGTATGAGCATATGATATTTTATTGCGAAAATGTGATAAAAACGAAATCAGAAAGAGATGTATACCGCAAGGCATTCTTTTATACGCTCGGGATTTTAGTAACCACAAGAACCAATATTGACAGTTTATATGATTTTCAATCAAACTGTCCAAAGTTAGACGGGTTCGGGCAAAAGTGGCAAACAGAATTTACTCTCAAATTATGTCGATTGGCAATAAATCTATACAATGGTTTTTGTCAAAATGGTACATCATGGGAAGATACGACAACCGATACTGACGGCAAATATACACCTTATGAACTATTCTCAATGCCGTTTATGAAATATATGGTTGAAGCGATTAAAATTCGCTATCCTCAATACATGAAATGTTAGGAGGTTAAAGCATTATGAGAAAAAAGAATTTAACAAAAAAACAAAAAACATATATCGCATCGTGTGGACTTAAACCGAATAATTGGTACATAGAAACAGAAACAGAAGATGCTTATTACCTTGTCAGTAAGACCGGGCAGCATCGACTGATAAAGAAAGAGGGCTGTAAATAAATAGCAATAAACATTGATTTATAGTTGAGTTTCTTCCTATATAATAGATAAATTTTAAAAGTGTCCAATGCGGCACTTTTAAGGTTTATACAGAATATTAATAAATCAACGATACGGGCAGGTGTTACATATGAAAAGAAAATATAAAGGTAAATATATTCAAAGAGAAAGAAGAATATATCACGGAGATTATTTAGACGTAAATATATTTCCTGTTTTTAAAAAGCCGGGCAAAAGAAAAAAGAAAACCAATCCATCATCAGAAATACAGAAAAAGTTAAATCAAACTTACAGAGAAAATAAAGTGACATATTTAATTAACAATAATTTCTCAAAGAAAGATTTAGAGATGGGATTGGGATTTGATGATGAACACCTACCTGAAACATATAAAGATGTACAGAAAGTTACTCGCAATTATATCAGACGTATAAAACATTACATATCAAAAAATGATTTACCCGAGTTAAAATATTTGTATGTGATTGAACGTGGTGCAACTAATGGACGTTGGCACATACATATGATTTTAAGCGGCGGCATAGATAGAGATTTATTAGAGAGTATGTGGGGACAAGGATATGCACATACTTACAGATTGGAATTTGATGATAACGGTTTAAAAGGCTTGGCAAAGTATAAAGTTAAAGAGCCGACAACCGATGTTGAAGTCATAGATGAAAAAATACATAGATGGGCGGCAAGTAAGAATTTGAAAAAGCCGACTATTCCAAAAGACAGAGATGGATTTATAAGCAAAGATACCGTCCGAGATATTCGCAAGGGTGATATATGCGAACGAGAGATAGAACGTTTATATCCCGGATATACAATTACAGATATAAGTCCATATTTGAATACAATTAATGCAGGTGAATATTTAACTATTCGCCTGCGGAAAACGAAAAACAGCAGGGTTACAAAGGAGGTATTTTATAAATGCAGAAAATAAAAGCAAGTGACATACCGTGTCTGACCGAAAGTCAAGAACAACAAACATTGTTCGGATTTTGTTCGGTGGAGTTATCTCGTTATCCCGAATTGGAAATGTTGGCACATATTCCGAATGAGGGCAAGCGTACCAAGTCAACGGGTGGCAGATTAAAAAAAGAGGGATTGAGAAAAGGTTATCCTGATATTGTCTTGAATGTTTCAAAGCAGGATTATCACGGATTATTTTTAGAATTAAAGCGGAAACGGGGATATAAGGTAACTAAGGAACAGAAAGAGTGGATAATAAAGTTAAATCGTCAAGGAAATGCGGCGGCATTCTGTTACGGTTGGGAACAGGCGTGGGAATTTATATACGCCTATTTAACGTGCGATAAATCGGTAAACAGTGAAAATATAGTCAAGTCGTATATTTCAAAAAGTTTAAAGGTGGCGGCGGAATGATTGACAAAACAAAAATCTTCCCATTGCTTTTAATTATTCTTGACTTAGGTGCGGCGGTTATGTTCGTACCTCGTAAGGATTTGGGAAACATTATATATTGGTTAGCCGCAGCGATATTAAACATTGCTGTAACTTTTTTGATGTAGTAGGCTGAGGAGGTAGAGGAATGCAACAAGATAACATAAAGGACTTTGCGATTGCGGCATTCCGCTATCGAGGGCATTTAAACGACACAGATATATTATCGCTTGAAGAAGTCTATATTAATATGGCGGTAACGTCAACCATTCGCCATTTGGAGATAGAGCGAGATTATATTGCAATAGAGGGCGTTAAGCGCGTTTACTATCAGTTACCGTTGGGAAACTTGAAACGTGGATTGCTTACCGAAAATACAAAGCGTGTAGCAATAGATATGCACATAGAAGAACGAACTCTATGGCGACATCTCGCAAGAGCGAGGAATATATTTAATTGTTATTATGAAAAGTTTACTGACACAAAATTGTCAGGAGTAACTTAATTTTTTATTATATAATAGACCATGAACGATATGCCCGTATCGTTCATGGCTTTTTTCATTTGCGGCAGTGAAATTTCTCTGTTTCACTGCTGCGGAGAAAAAAAGTAGGTTCTTCCCGTGGGGGGCATACCCTGCGGGGCTAAAGAGGTCCGGAAATTGCCCCTTTTTTAAAAAAAATTTAAGGGGACTTCCTTCCGCTTTTGGATATTTTGAAAAAGGTATAGAGAGCGAGGAAAAATTAAAAGTAAAAAACATGAAAAACAAGTATAAAAATTTTTAAAATTTGCGGTTTTCAAAATCACTAATTTAAAAATTTTAAGAAACAAAATTCATTACAAAAAGTTGATATAAAAAATCGGTTAAATTTTTGGAACATTAATTTGTAGAAATTTCAAAATTTAATTTTTTGCATTTAATAGGAATAAAAAAAACATGGAAGTAAATCAAAAACAGCTTGCGGCACTACTTGGAATTTCGTCACGACAGGTCAGAAATTTAAAAGAACAAGGATTATTTGAATTTGTTACCGACAGTCGAAAATATAACGCTGAAAAGTGTGTACAAGAGTACATAGATTTTAAGATAAAAGCGGAAGTCGGCAACGGGACAAATCTGCAAAAAGAAAAAGAGCAGGCAGAACACGAAAAATATAAAAAGGAAATCACAAAATTGAAGTTACGGAGGCTGCGAAAGGAAACGCATGAAGCAGGTGATGTAGAACAATTTTTGAATAATATGCTTATAGATTTCCGTAATCGTCTGTTATCAGTTCCGGCAAAAATAGCACCGATTGTTATAGGACAAACTGATATACATATAATCATTTCAGAATTGGAGAAAGAGTTGGAAATGACATTAGAGGAATTATCAAATTATGACCCTGATGTTATAAACGGAACAGAACCGATTGATTATGATGTCGAAACTGATGAAGAATAATTTGTTGTAAAACAATTATTATATATAAAATTTTAGGAGGTTTAAGAAATGTCAAACGAAAAAAGTACAGATGAACAGAAAAAGATTGTCGAGGTTAAAAACGTGGCAACAGACACAAAGAAGGTAGTTGATATTATTATCCCAGAGGAAGAAGAAAAGGTCGATAATATTATCAAATTATCGCAGACATACAATTTTGAGGGAGAGCATATCAGCGAGGTTGATTTAACCAATCTTGAAAATTTAAACGCACTGCAAATGCAAGATATTGAAAAACTATATCGCAAAATTGCAAAATCGGCTTCTTCTACACCGGAATTAACGATAGAATATGCAATGGCAACGGCTTCAAAGCTAACGGATTTGCCATTGGAATTTTATCAAAGAATAAGCGGTAAGGATATAACCAAGATTAAAAATCGAATTATAAATTTTTTATACAGCGAGGATTAACAGCGGAAAATATCAGAAAATTATGCGTAAATTTAGGCATGGCAACAAACACATCAATAGAATTTATGTTTCAAAGACCGCAACAAGAATTATTGGATATAGCAGATGATTTGTCGGAAAGAGCCGAAAGGCTTGAACGACTACGAAAGCAAAGAAGATAGCGAGGGGCGGAATATGTCAAGTGAAAAATTGAGGTCAAGAGAAAAAACAAGAAAATTATTTATGAGGTGTATTCATAAATCATTATCTCGACCGGAAAGGCTGACAGTTTCGCAATGGGCGGAGAAATACCGTATATTGACGGATAACTCCGCTTTGCCGGGTCGTTGGAGCAATGCCATTACACCGTATTTGGTTGAAATAATGGACAGTTTCAATGACCCGTATATCCAAAATATTAATTTTGTGAAATCAACGCAAGTCGGCGGTACAGAAACATTAATTAATGCGACAGGGTGGATTATAACACAAAATCCATCGCCAACAATGATTGTGTATCCGAATGATGAATTAGCAAAAGACGTGTCGAACGACAAATTAAAACCGGCATACCAAAAAACGAGAGAAATCAAATCAAGATTTTTTCAAACAAAATCATCTGAAAAGAATTTGCGTTTCAGAGGTATGAATTTATATTTGCGTTCAGGTAATACTCCGGCTGCATTGGCTTCTAAAGCGATAAAATATTTGTTTTTTGATGAAATTGACAAAATGGCAGGTGCTACGAAAAAAGAAGCAAATCCATATAATTTGGCGGTAGAGAGAACTAAAACATATGGATATAGCAAAAAAATCTATACTTGTAGCACTCCAACGCTGAAATCTAATTATATTTGGAGATTTCATGAGAGAGCAGAAGCACAAAAATATTATTTCGTACCGTGTCCGCATTGCGGTGAAATGATAATTTTAAAATGGCAGCAGGTTCGTTTTCAGAATGATGAAGATAATAAAATGACGGTAGAAGAACGTGCAGAAACGGCAAGTTACTATTGTCAAGAATGCGGTGCAGAGATAACAGACAGTGAAAAACGTGCAATTATTCGCAAAGGCGAATGGAGAGATATGAAAAAAACGTGCATAGGAAAGCCTAAGAGCGTAAGTTTTCATATTAATGCGTTATATTCATTTTTTGTATCGTGGAAAGATATAGCACTTGAATTTTTGCGGAGTAAAGATGACCCGGAAGAATTACAGAATTTTATCAATTCGTGGTTAGCTGAACCGTGGGAAGATACTACGGTAAAGACAAGTGAAGAATTGGTTATGCAAAGACAGGCAGAAGAACCGCAAGGGGTAGTACCTGATTGGGCGGTAATGCTTACGGCAGGTGTGGACGTACAAGAAACATCAGTATATTATGACATTGTTGCTTGGGGTGCAGAGTGGACAAGTCAATCAATTATACATGGACAGTTATTATCATTGAACGATTTGGAAATGTATATGAATGCCGAGTATAAAAATTCTTCAGGCGAACAATTCTATGTTAATTTATGTTTAATAGACAGTGGCGACCAAACAACAGAGATATACGCATTTTGTTTGCGGCACGAGTGGGCGATACCCGTTAAGGGTGTAGATGGCGGTAACAATCATTATAGGGTAACAAAAATAAACCGTAAAGGTGCAGAATATGACGGGCAACAGTTGATATTGGTTGACGGTGGCAAGTACAAAGATATTATCGCAAGGCGATTGCAAAAAGAGAATGGTATTGGTTCTTGTATGGTTCATGCAGATTGTGATTTGGAATACGCAAAGCAATTAACAGCAGAGCATAAAGTGGCAGAGGGTTCAGGACAAAGGCGGCGATTAGTTTGGCGACCAAAAGTAAGTCACGGTGACAACCATTTTACGGATTGTAGAGTATATGCGTCAGCGGCGGCGGATATTTGCGGTGTAAGAACTATCGGATTGTATGATGCGAATGAAGATGCGGCGGAAGAAACACCACATAAAAAATCAAGTTGGATAAACGGATATTAGGAGGCGGAAAGATGTCAATATTGGATAGTATTCCTGATATATCATTCATTGGTGATATATCGGTTGAAAAATTAAAAGAGATTGGTATAAATGAATATAAATCCGCCTTGTCGGAAATCACAGGCGAAACAGTTACGCAAATAAGTGATGAAGATAAAGCAAAAATATATGCACAGGCACAGATTATGTATCAAGTAGCAGAGATTATTAATAATCGAGCAAGGCAAAATTCGTTGAAATATGCAAGCGGAGCATATCTTGACAATAAAGCAATAAGCCGATTATTACAACGAAAACAAGAAGAATATGCAGTGACAACAATACGATTTACATTATCGGCGGTCAGAGAAAATGTTATTGCTATTCCTGTCGGGACAAGAGTTACCGGAGAAAGCGGAAACGTTTATTTTGCAACAAGCGAATATGCGGAAATACTTCCGGGAAATTTGTATGTTGACGTTTTATGTACTGCAACAGACGGCGGCAGTGCTGCAAATAATTATGAAATCGGGGAACTTTCGACATTAGTAGACCCGATAGCATACATTGATAACGTAAAAAATATTGACAATCCGTTAGGCGGTGCAGATGTAGAAGATGATGATACACTTCGAGAACGTATATATAATTCACGTTATTTATACAGTACAACAGGTTCGGAGGGTGCATACATCTATTATGTCAAATCGTATTCTTCGTTGATTGATGATGTGGTTATTGATAATCCATCAGATGCGGAAATTGAAATTTATATATTGCTGAAAGACAGAGATTTAGCAACTGAAAGTTTTATTGAGGGACTTTCAGAATATATAAATAATCCCGATATAAAGGCAATCACAGACCATATAACAATAAAAAATGTGGAACGTGTTGAATATAGTATTGATGTTGAATATAGCATTTGTAATTCAGATATATCGGCATTAAATATTATACAGCAAGATGTTAAAAGCAACATATACGAATATACAGAATGGCAAAGCCAAAAAATCGGCAGAGATATTGATATTCAAAAACTAATATCATATATCATTCAAGCAGGTGGACGAAAAATCAGAGTAAATTCTCCGTCTGTAAAAACCATAACAAATACGCAAATTGCGTACTGTACAGGTGTTAATATCACTTACAAAGGTACAGTTGAAGAATAGAATACAAACGGGCAACTTTTAGATTATGTTTATAATCTTTAATTTGCCTGTTTTTTTATGGAGGGGTATAAATGACAGATAAAGAGCAAGAATTGGTAGAGATAAAAAAGGCAATATCTAAAATTTTAAATGGCGGACAATCATATAGGATTGGAAACCGAACAATGACAAGAGCAGATTTAAAAACTCTGTACGATATGCAGACCAAAGTTGAGAACGAAATCGCCGAGAGTGAAAAAGGCGGCATACTCGGACGAAACGCATCGGCAGCGGTTTTTGATAGAAGGTAGAGAGATGTTATATACGACAAAACAAGGCGATACATGGGATAAAATCGCATATGAAAAGTATAACAATGAAGAATTGATAAAGACGTTATTAACTGCAAATCCGCAGTATATTGACATAGCCGTTTTTGATTATGGTGTAGTTTTAGAAATACCGACTATATCAAAAACTGATGATGAAATATTCTTACCACCGTGGAGGAAAAATAATGAGTTATGATTTTGTAAATGCTCCTCGCAGAGCCTTGGCGAAAATTGAAATACAAGGTAGCACAGTGTGGGGCGGTATCAGTTCATACAACCGAGATTTAACATTTACAGAAGTCGCAAGCGGTGAAACCGACAGCTTGGATATAAAACTTCACGATTGCGATAACCATTGGTTAAATGATTGGTTAATCGATAAAGGTACACGACTTTTGGCAAGAATTGAATTGGAAAATTGGGATAAACAGAATGAATATCGCACAATAGATTGCGGTGAATTTATATGCGATAGCATAAAAGTAACAGGCTATCCGATAGAAGTTGTAATTCGTTCTATTTCAATTCCCATAAACGGTACGAAAAATACGAAAAAGTGGGAAAAAGTTTCAGTCAGTGCCATAGCACAAGATATATGCAACCATTTAGGGGTAGGTTTGGAGTATTATGCCGATAGCATTGTTATTAAATCTCAAACGCAATCGCAGCAGACAGATATAGATTTTTTATTTAAAGTATGTCAAGAGTATGGATTTGGAATGAAAGTGTATAAAAATAAAATCATTATTTTTGATAGGGCAAAACAAGATGAAGCGGAAAGTGTCGGCAGTTTTGAAGTGGGGGCTATTTCTGAAAGTTTTGAATTGTCCGACAATGAGGAGGGTTTTTATACCGGAGTGAAAATGAAGTATAAAAACGAGGGTGAAGATACTGAAAGGGAGTATATATACGGCGAAAAAGAAAAAATGCTGACACCAAGTACAACCGCATCGTCAATACAAGAGGCACAAATAAAAAGTAAAGCAGCGTTGTATAATGCAAATTCCACAGCTATTAAATTAAAAATGAACTGTATGGGAGGTACGCCGATATATCCCGGCTCAAATTATTATTTTTCAGGATTAGGAAAATATAGCGGGAAATATGGTGTAGACAAGGCAACACATTATATTGGTGAAAATGATTTTTATACAATTTCGGTAGAGGCACACGCAATAAATCTTGAAAAAGACGATGCGGCGGCAGATTGAAAATGACGAGGAAAAGAAAACCGTAGGTAACTATGTTATGGGTTATATAGACGGTAAATATATGATAATTCGGAGGCGGAATATATGGGTTTTATAGAGAAAATCTCGCCCAAATGGGCGTATAAACGAGAGGCTTGGCGACAGGCGAATGAAATTCAAAAGAGAAATTATGATGCCGGAATGTATGACAGACAAAATCGAAATTGGTTTGCACATAATGAGAGTGGTGAACAAACCGATAAATATTTTAGAGGAACTGTACGAGCGAGGAGCAGAGACCTCGAACGAAATAGCGATTTAATGAATGCCAACATACACCCGTGGGTAAGGAATGTAGTCGGTAAGGGGTACACCCTTGAGGCTAAAACAGACGATGAGGAATTTAACGATAATATTGAAAAGCTATGGGTAAAATGGTGCAAAAAAGATAATTGTGACGTAACAGGTTCACAGTCATTTTGGGAAATGGCACGAATGGCAATCAGACGAAAACGTGTAGATGGCGGTATTTTGTTTATAAAATGCTATACAAGGGGCGGCATAGTTCCGTTCAAATTGCAAGCGTTAGAGGTTGACGAATTGGACGAAGTTCAATCAAAACCGAATTATGAGGGGAATAAGGTCGTTGGCGGTATCGAATATAACAGCTATAACAAGGCTGTCGGCTATTGGATAAAAGAATATGATATTGAGGGTTATTTAAAGCCTGTAAGTAGGTTTGTTGAAAGGAAAAACGTGATTTTTTATTTTTCAAAAACACGTCCCTCTCAAATACGAGAAATGCCCGAAATGTCAGCGACAATCGGAAGAATAAAAGAAGTAAACGGCTATATCGAGGCGGCAACCATCAAAGAAAGAATTGCAGCTTGTCTATCGGTATTTATAAAAAAGGAATTACCGACAGGCGGTATAGGTCGTACAAATACGGTAAAGGGAAATCGAAAATATGATGATTTGGAACTGACACCGGGTTTAATTACTGATTTGAATGCAGGTGATGATATTCAGGTTGTAAATCCGGGCAATTCAGCTACAAACGGCAGCGATTTTATAAAAACAACTCAACGTTTAATTTCGGCAGGGCAAGGCATCAGTTATGAGTCAACATCACGAGATTTAAGCAGTGCGAATTATTCATCTGCAAGGCAAGCGACAATCGAAGATGAAGAAACGTTCACACCCGAAGTTCAAAAATTACAAGATGAATTTTTGGACGAAACATACGAAACATTTGTTATATCGGCAGTTTTATCGGGTGCAATTCAATGCCCTGATTTTTGGACAAATAAAGAAAAATACTTAGAACACGAATGGAACAGAAAACCGAAAAAGTGGATAGACCCTCAAAAAGAGGCTAATGCAAATAAAATTGCTATCACAACGGGGCAGAAAACTCTAAATGATATTTGGAGGGAAGACGGAAAAGACTTCAAAACTGTTCTTGACGATATGAAAAAAATTGAGGAATATGCAAATCAAATCGGACTTGATTTGAACTTTCCTTACTTGAAAGGAGGTGGGGAAAATGCAAAATGAAAGATTTAAGGGTATGCAAACCCGAGAAATGCAGCTAAGCGGAATTAGAGTGCTGAATGAAGATGATAGAACTGTTGAGTTATCTTTTTCTTCCGAAACACCTATTGAGCGTTGGGGAGCATTTGAGGTGTTGTCGCATACCAAAAGTGCGGTACAGTTGAACAGAATATTGACAACAGGCTGTTTATTATATAACCATAACCGAGATACCGTTATTGGTAAGATATGCTCGGCGAAAGTCGAAAATAAGCGAGGCGTTGCGGTAGTTCAATTTGATGAAGATGAAAAAAGCGATATTATTTTTCAAAAAGTCAAAAATGGTTCATTGAGAGGTGTGTCGGTGGGATATACAATTCAAGACTATAAAAAGGACGTAACCGGGCAGGGAGAGGCACGACAAGTTACCTATACTGCAACAAAATGGGAACCGTATGAAATATCTATTGTTTCTGTTCCGGCAGACATATCTGTTGGAGTCGGGAGAAGTATGGAAGATGACATAACCCAAAAATCAAACATAAGAATGTTTGAAAACCAAATTAAACTAAATGAAAATTTATTAATGGAGGAGGCAAAATCAGATGCTTAAAAAGTTAATTGCGATGCAAAAAAGAATAATGGACACCGCTAAGGCGGAAAAAAGAGAACTAAATGAAGGCGAACAACGTGAATTTAATTTATTGCAGAGTTTGATTGACAACATTCGTTCAGAAGAAAATAACGGTCAAGGAAACGCAGAACCAAAAGAAAATCAAGGCGAACAACCAACAGAACCTGAAGGTGCAAGACAGTTTGATACCGGATATTCTGCTAATGATGCCGCACAAATCACATCATTGTGTAGAAGTTTTAATGTAGATGCCACGGAATATCTTCAAAAAGGTATGTCGTTAGATAGCGTAAGAGCGGCAATAATTGATGAATTGATGAACCGTCAAAAACCTGTAAGCAGTCATATACAGGTTACAGATGATGAGGGTGACAAATTCAGACGAGCAGCGACAGACGGTATTTTGTTGCGTTACGGAGTAAGTGTACAAAATCCGTCAGAGGGTTCAAACATTTACAACGGTGTAACAATCCGTGAAATTGCCATTGAGTGCTTGGAGCGTGAACACGGTGGACAAGATTTTAGACATATGAATATCGAAGATATTTATAGCCATTGTTATAGAGAATTTTATAATCCTACATCGGCATTCCCGTCAATACTTGACGATGTTGTAAAAAAATCATATGTTGCAGGATTACAGAAACAAAAGACACAGTTTGATAAATGGGTAGGCGTGGGTTCGTTACCGAACTTCAAAAAGACAACAAATCATGAATATTTAATGTCACTTGGCGGTGAACTTGAACAGGTCAAAGAAAACGGCGAATTGCCGGCATATACACCGGTTGATGTTCCAATGCCTGAACGTCAGCTAAAGACATATGGTCGTCAATTCACAATGACCCGTGAGGCATTTATTAATGATGATATTGGACTATTGACAACAATGCCGCAAAGATATGCTGCTCTATCTGCAAATACTCAAAATAAACTTGTGTATCAAATCTTGACACAAAATAAGAAGATTTATGACGGTAAAGCATTATTCAGTGCCGAAAGAGGTAATACACTTCAAAAAGGTACAAAGCCAACGATAGAGTCTATCGAACGAATGATTTATCTATTAGGAATGCAAAAAGACGAGGCAGGCGACCAACTTATGCTTATGCCGGATTTGTTTATTGTTCCGTTGGGTATGGGAACAGACCTAAGAACAATTCTATATTCACCTACTATACATACACCGGAAAACACACAAGCCGTAAATCCGTATTTGGGAATGAATTTCACTGTTGTTGAAGATACAACATTGAATGCACAGGTGAAAGCCGGAAATCCTGTACCTTGGTTTATGGGTGTCAAGGGCGAAACTATCCAAATTGATTATCTAAACGGTCAAAAAGAGGCTACAATCCGCAGGTCTGAACAGGCAGGTAAATTGGGATTTGTATGGGACGTATATCACGATTTCGGTATAACCGTAAAACACCCTCAAACAATAATCAGAAATCCGGGTGTAGAGATAGATATGAGTGAATAATCATGATAGGTTATTGGGGATATTTGCAGTTTGAAACCAATGACGATTGGTTACAGTATCCATCCAACATAGAACGTACCGTCAAGGGGCGGTACGCTACGTTCTATCCCGGTGACGGCAGCAGAGCAAAGCGACAATTCAAAGGAGCAGAAACAGGTACACTCACATTTACAATGTATTTAGACCAACGTTTCAACTCAAATCTGCGAGATTTGTTGGCGGAGATGGCAGATTGGGTTAATACAGGTGTAGCAGGTGAATTGGTTATAGGTAATCGTTCTTACGGATATAATATGTGGGTTTGTACCAAAATGGTTGAAAAGTTCAAAGAAGTAATACACGGCGGTATTATTACGAGAGCAGAAGTAGAAGTCACATTGGAGGAGTGCTGAATGTTCACTGTTGATTTATCTGTTGAAAAAAATCAAATGACATCTGATGAAGTGTCATTATTGCAAAAAAATATTGCATTTTGGTTAAACACCCCGAGGGGCAGTCTACCGCAAATGCGTGATTTCGGATTGAATTATGATGTTATAGACGAACCACTTCAAACATTTAAAATGAAAATAACTGTTGATACAATCAGCAAAGTGCGTGAGTTATACGGGGTGAAAATAAAAACAATCAATGTAACTGCCGATGAAAACGGCAAAGCAACTTTAAAAATAACGATATGAGGAGGAGTAAAAATGAAAGCTACATATGTGCAAAAAGGCGAAAATATCAATTATAAAAATCCGACAGAGGATAAAATAGCACTCGGCACACTGATTATAATTGGTGCGATATGTGCCGTTGCGGCGGATGATATTGAACCGGGCGAAATAGGAACTGTTGCAACCACAGGTTCTTGGAATATTCCAAAGGATAACACAGCAATAGAAATCGGTGAGAAAGTCTATTACGACAGTGAAAATGATGTTGCAACAAAGACCGCTAAAGACAATGTTATAGGTTATGCAATCGAAAGTGCAGATGCCGAAAGTTCTACTGTAAAAGTTAAATTGAATGGTTGATAATATGGATTTCAAGGAAATATTGCAAGATGATATTAACAATGCGTTTTTGGATAGTTCGGAATTTGCAGAGGTACATAATGTAAACGGTCAAGAAGTTAATATTGTTATTGATGACAATGTGACTGACGGAACAGAAACAGGAATATACGGAATATCTCAAAAAATTGATGATGGATTGTACAAGGGAGATAAGGTCATTTACATCTCGACAGAAGATACCAAAAGACCTCCGCCCGGCAATATGTTAGTATTGGATAATATCAGATATACCATTGTTTCAACGACCGAACAATGCGGAATGTATATGGTCGTAATCAGGAAAATAGGCGTGAGGTAAAGACAATGGAAGTAGTAGTTCTTGTTGAAGTTGATGAGGCATTACAATATGCCCGTCAAAAGTTGGGTGCAATGCAAAAGAAAGCACCGCAAGCGGTGAGAACCGCATTGAATAAAACTGCACGAGAGGCAAAAAAACAAGATGAAAGAATAACCAAACAGACATATACCGCCAAGGGTGATATACATTCATTGCAATTCAAAAAGGCTACAACGGCTAATTTGCAAGCAATTTTAAAGGATAAAGGTTCTAATATATCAATGTCACATTTCAGAACGTATGTCGGCAAAAAAAGAATTTCTGCGGTGATTAATACAAAACACGGTAGAAGAAACCTCGGCAAATACGGGAATAAAGCATTTTTTTGGAATACGATTTTCGTTCGTGAGGGGCAATCAAGATTGCCGATTGAAAAAATGGCATCTATATCATCTCCGGTTATGCACGGTAACGATAATACTTGGGGAACAATCGAAGATGATGTAAGAAGTAAGTTATATGAAAACATTGATAAAGAAATTGAAAGGATATTAGGATTATGACGGAAGTTGATTTGCAAAAAGAAATACGAAAAATTATAGTTCAAGAATTAATACCCGATATGAAAATTTTTGAGCCGAATACATTTAAAGGATTTCTTCAAGATATACCACTTGACCTTGGTTACGGTGATGAAACTGAAATTGTTGATAAAAATGTTCCGTGCTGCATTGTAAAAATAAATTCAGGGGAAATAAACGGAGCAAGTAAACCCGAAACAGTTACGGTTGAAATAATCATTGTAATCAAAGATGAAAGCGAAGATATGTCGGGTTATCAGACGTTGATGGCAGTTATCAATCGCATACGAGATTATTTTACTGCAAATGTTGGTATTCCCAATAAGTATCGTATGAAATATCCGATAAAATGGGGTATTAACGATAATGCAATAGCACCGTATTTTGTAGGTAATTTGATTACACAATGGGATATTGAACGTATGCCATTTCAAGAAATTCATGACATTGCAAGTTTTTTGTAATAAGGAGGTTAAAACATGGCAAGAACGAAGAAAGCAGATACTGAAACGACCGTTCAAGAAACAGTATCAGAAGAAACAACAGAAGTTTCCGCTGTTGAAAATTCAAATAAAGCGGCGGAAAGTCAGGACAAGCCTGAACAAAAAGACGGACAAAAAATATATATAGGAGTATCAGTACCGGGAATGAAATCGGGAACGGTATTCACAGGAAAAATTCCGAAAGTGATAGATGTAGATTTTGTGCGTGAATTATGTGTGCCAATTAACAAATTAAGTGAAACGCTGAAAAAGAAAGCTGTTACCGGAAGTCGTGTAGCATACTGCTATCAGCAATCGGCAAAGTTGGCACAGCAACTAAAGAAATAGGAGGTTAAAATAATATGGCATATTTACACGGAGTATACCCGACAAAAAAAAGCGAAACGGCGGTATCACTATCGACCACTACACAAGTACAAGTGGTTATCGGTACAGCACCGATACATATGTTAGACAATCCGTCAGAGGCGGTTAATAAGCCTATACTTTGCGAAAGCAAAGAGGATTGCTATAAAAAGATTGGTTATTCAACCGATTTTTCAAAGTACACATTGTGTCAATCAATGTTTGCATCGTTCTTTAAAATAGGAGTTGCACCTGTTGTGTTTATAAATGTCTTAGACCCGGAAAAGCACAACAAAGAAGTAACGGACAAAGAATTTGTTGTACAGGATAATTCGATTTTGATTGACGATGCAGTTATTTTGTCAACGTTAAAATTAACGGCGGCAAGCAATACAATTTCTCACGAAGATTATGTGACCGAGTGGGTAGATGAAAAGCTATCGATTATTTTCAAGAATAAAATCGAGGGCAATGTTACGGCAACATACAAGAGCATTGCACCCGAAAAGGTTACAGAAAATGATATTATCGGTTCATATGATACTGAAACGGGAGTAAGAACGGGTACAGAGTTAATTAAAATGGTGTATCCGATGTATGGCGTAATTCCGTTTGTGCTTATTGCACCGGGTTGGACAGAAACAGATACCGTTGGTGCGGTTTTAGAACAGAAAACCGAAGAAATCAACGGCTGTTTCAAAGGCATTACCATTATAGATTTGGACAGTCAAACAAGCAAAACACGTTCAGCAGTTATAAAAGATAAACAAGCACGAACAGTAAATACCAACACAATAGCCGTTTATCCAAAGATAAAAAAGGACGGATATGTATTATCATATTCTGCGTGGTTGGCTGCAATTATAATGAAACAGGCAACGGAAAATGAAGGCGTTTTCTGCAAGTCACCATCTAATATCAATATTGATATTGACGATTGTATCACCGCAGACGGTACAAGAGTTTTGTATGATGGCGAAGATGGAAACGAATTGAACGGTGAGGGTATTGTAACAATCATTGCCCGAAACGGTTGGTATACATGGGGTAATAATACGGCGGTATATCCCGAAATTACCGACACTAAAAGCCGTTGGATAATGGCACGTTTGGCATTTGCATTTGTTGAAAATGAATTTATAATGTCAAAAATTCAGACCATAGATACAGAATTGTCACCGAAAAACATTGAAAACGCAGTAACCGAAGAAAATATCAGACTTGCTGCATTAACGGCAGGCGGATATATTTTGGGCGGTAAAATGTTATACGACAAGGCAGATAATTCAAATGAGTCTATCCTAAACGGACAGTTTAAATTCAGAACGCAAATTGCTACAAACATTCCGACAGAATTTATAGAAAATACGTTTGAATTTGATGCGGAAACCGTGCAAAACGCAATATTAGGAGGTGAGCAGTAATGGCAACAACAACCATTCCAACACAAATTATTGATTTCAATATATATAATGCCCCAAACAAATTGATAGGTGCAGGTGATGAAGTTACATTACCTAAAATCGTAAGTAAAACATATACGGCGGCATTGGCAGGAGGCGATATTGACCTGCCGGGTTTAACTACGGAAAATATGGAAATGGAAGTACCGTTTAATGTCTTTGACAAAGAGGCGGCAAGCACAATGAGCATTTCCAAGGTAAATACTTTAATAATTCGTAGTTGTCAGCAGAAAGCGGATACAAAGACACATAATCTGTCTTATGACGGATTAAAATTGACTATTCGTGGTTTTACAAAAGAAGTTGATTTAGGAACATTAAAACGTTCCGACAAGATGGACAGTAAAATCACAATGACACTAACATACATAAAAATTGAGGATAGTTCAACGGTATTTCTCGAGATTGACAAATTCAATGGGACGTTTATCGTTAATGGTAAAGATGTCAGAGAGGGAATAAACAAGTACCTATAATGATGCAACGATTGCGGAGGCTACTATGGGAAAAGAATTAGAATTGGCGATTAAAATCGGCGGTAAAATTGATAAGTCGTTAGGTTCGGCAATCAACGCCGCCCAAAGTCAATTAAATACCATAAACAAGAGTTTAAACGGAGCAGGAATGGCGATAGCCGCAGGAGTGGCAACGGTAACGACCAAATTAGTAGTAGACAGTGTTAATACATATAAAGATTATCAATCAGCATTAAACAGTGCGGCGGCAACGGCAGGTGTAGAACGTAGTACAGCGGAATACGAAGCTATGGATAAGGCGGCACGAGAGGCAGGGCGTACAACCGTGAAAACGGCACAAGAAAGTGCAAATGCACTTGAATATATGGCACTTGCCGGGTGGAGTGTTGAAGATAGCACAAAGGCTTTAATGCCTGTATTAAAACTATCTGCTGCAACAGGAGCCGACCTTGCGACTACTTCCGATTTGGTTACTGACAGTATGGCAAACCTCGGTTTGGGTATTGGAGATTTAAACCATTATCTTGATGTGTCAGCGACTGCGAACAATAAGTCAAATCAAACTGCTATGCAGTTACAAGAGGCGTATTTAGGTGTTGGTGGTGTACTAAAAAATCTAAATTCACCGATTGAGGAAAGTGCTGCGGTTTTGGGTGTATTGGCAAACAGAGGTACAAAGGGCAGTGAAGCAGGTACGGCGTTAAATGCAATTCTTGTTAATATGCAAAAACAAAGTGGTGATGCGTATGAAGCTATGTCAAAACTTGGTGTGTCAATGTATGACAGTAGCGGCAAAGCACGTTCAATTCTTGATGTATTCCAAGAAATATCAGATAAAACATCAGGAATGACAGAAGAAAATCGAAATTTGATGTATCAAATGATAGGTGGCAAATCGCACTTGGACAGTTTTGCTAAAATTATGCAAGGTTTTACCACAGATACGGCAGACGGGCAAAAAGAAGTATACTCACTTGTAAATGCCTTTAAAGATTGTGACGGAGCATTAGACAAGCTATACGGTATAAAAACCGATACGCTTGAAGGTTCGTTAGCAACATTAAACAGTGCATATGATGATATGAAAATATCAATAGGTGAGTCAATCGCTCCAATACTGAAAAATTCAGTTGAGAATTTAACGGCGAAAATACCCGATATTCAAAATATTATCATAAATTCATTAGAGAAAATCATACCTGCGGCATCTAAAGTATTAGATTACGTTATTGATAATGCTGATAATATTATTTTAACAATAAAAAATATTGCCAAAGCGTTTGTGGGTTTTAAAATCGCAAGCGGAACAATTAGAGGTATCAATGATATTATAACGTTGTTTAAGGGATTATCTCAAATCAGTTCAAAGGTTGGACTTGCAAAAACCTTGAGCGGTGTTATCGGTTCACTTACGGGAATTTCAACTGCCGGAGGTACTGTGTCGGGAGTTATAACAGGTATTGCAGGTTCGTTTGCGGCAGCCGTTGGACCTGCAACATTAGCGGCGGCGGCAATCGTTGGATTTGCAGCAGCAGTAAACGCAATATATGAGCATAAAAGGAATTATGCAAACGGTATGAATGAGGCGGCAGACGGCATAGAAAAAGCATCTAATGCACTTGTAAAATATAACGACATAGCGGCGGAAGTTCCTCAACTAAGAGAAGTTATAAGCAATCCCGAAAGTTCAACGCAAGATGTAGAAAATGCAAAATCACGTTTGCAGGAAATTGCGGATTTATTATCCAAAGAATACAATTTGACTATCAATGCAGATACTTCATCTCTTGAAAATGCGGTTAATATGGCACAACAACTAAGTCGTACAGAATTGATAAATGACAGTAGCAAATTAATCAATACGGCAACTAAAGGTGCATCGAAATACAAAGAAGATGTTTCAAGTATGCCGGGACTTATAAATCAGCAAAAAGCATTGCAAGACCAAAAAAGTCTGTATCAAAGTTTGCAAGCAGAGGCAGGAACATATTATACGGCATTTTCGCAAGGTCAAACATCACAACAACAATACATCGATAAAATGAATGAACTTTATAATACCGCTCGTGCAGCAGGTATAGAGTTTCACGATTTAGGAGATGAGTTGACAGTTTATAACGCCCTCGGTTTTCGAGAGCAATTAAGCGGAGGTTTCTTGAAAGTTGATAAAGAACTTACCGAAGTTAATGATGAACTGGCTACTGCGAATAGTAACATAACCGAATTTGACGAAAGCACAAAAAAAGCAGGAGATTATCTTGCACAAGCACTTGCAAATGATGTAGTCAATAAAAATGCTTTTGGTAGCGAGTCAGACGTGAAAATGCTTGAACAACTTGGTGAACAAATGGTTATAGCAGGTAAAAATACTGATGCAGTAGCAACTCAATTTGCTGCGGCAAAAGCAGGTTATACCGATTTTGAAAAAGCTGTCGGCGAAGGTAAAGCTGCGGAAATGGCACAGAATTTTCTAAATTATAAAACCGCAATAGGTGACACTGCTGAAAGTGCTGTTCAAGGTGCTGCATTAATTCAAAACGGTTTTGAAAATGTATCACAGGCAACAGCCAACGGAAATGATGCAGTATTAGCCGTTATAAATAATATGAAGTCTATCGGTGACGTACAGGGACTATTTGACGGATTGGATAATAACGGTGTTGCAGCCAAACTAACGGATATGGCACACGCCATGAGTCTAATACCGGAAAACAAATCTATTTCGATAGATGCGAGCGGCAATTTCCAAGTCATTCAAGAGGCGGAAAATCAAATTGCAAGTTTGCAGTCACAGGGAAATGTAAATGTTTCTGTAAATGCGAACGGTGATTTATCGGTTATTAATACGGCAACGAATGATGCGGAAACTCTAAGTGCCATTGGAGCGGTATCGTTGCAGGTAAATGCAAGCGGTAATATTGATGTACTTGATAATGCACAGCAGAAACTTGCAACGGTTGACTCTAAGACTGGTCAAGTAACGTTAGGTGCAAATGATAATGCAACACCAACAATTCAGAATGTACAGAATTTGGCGAATACATTCGGTGCAATGCAAGTTAAACCGACATTATCAGCAACAGATAACGCAACTTCAACAATAAACAGTGTATCTCAAAAGTTATCTGCTCTGGACGGTAAAAAGGCAACTACAACGATTGTAACGAAATATAAAACGACCGGAACACCGCCGGGACACAGTGCGAGAGGTGCAAACAGTTGGCGAGGCGGTTTGACGTATGTCAACGACCAAATGGTTAATGACCCGAGAGAAGTTATTGAATACAGAGGTATGCGATATTGGTACGAGGGTGAAAACGTACTTGCTAATGTGCCGAAGGGTGCAAGAATATATACGGCGGCGGAAAGTAAAGCATTTATTGACGGTTCACACCGCAACGGCTTGGATAGAGTTCCGTTTGACGGATATATTGCAGAATTGCATAAAGATGAGCGTGTGCTTACGGCTGACGAGGCAGAGAATTACAGTGAAAACGGTTTATTCTCACAGGCGGTTGAACGTGTTAAGGCATATATGGGTGAAAGTAAATCTGACGGCGGCGGAAATAATTCATCAGATGACGGTAGACAGATAATTTTTTCACCACATATTGAAATTAGCGGCAACGGCGATAAAGAAACTGTTATGCAAGGAGTACGAATGACATTTTCAGAGTTCTGTTCAATGATGGAAGAATATGAACGGGACAGACGAAGAAAACAATTCTAAATGAAAGAGGTGGCAATCATGAACGGATATTATACAGGAAAAATATCAAGTATTGATAAACAAAACGGAAAGGTCAAGGTGACATTTCCGCAAGAAAGTGATGTAGTATCTTCGTGGTTGCCACTACTTGCATTTGAATATAATATGCCGGATATTGGCGATTTTGTTGCGGTTATTTTAGACGAAAATGATAACGGAATTTGCTTGGGGAAAATATATTCCAACAGTCAAAAACCATTTTCAACTGAAAAATATGCAAAGAAGATTGGAAATGTATCTATAATTCAAAAAAATAATGATTTTTCAATTAGATTTGATAATGACAGTTATATAAATTATAGCAACGGAACAATTACCATAAAGGCTAAGAACGTTAAAATCGTACAGGACGAGGAATAAAAAATGATAAAGGTAAGAGATGTTACAATAAGTGATTTGCTACCATACACAATGAAAACACCGAAAAATATCGCATTATCCAAAGCATTTGGTGAAATGACAAGATATTTATATGATACTCTGCAATCTGTTGTATTTTGGGCGGATATTAATTCGGCAAGTGATATGTTATTAAATTCAATGGCGGCGGAAATTGATTGCCCGTTTTATGAAAACGGTATGAGCATTGAACAAAAACGAGAATTAATTGCGGTGAGTGATATATATAACAGTCGAACGGGAACAACATCGGCTGTTGATAAATTAATTGCCGCTGCATTTAAAAACGGAAATATTCAAGAATGGTATGAATACGGCGGAAATCCGTATTGTTTTAAAATCAATATGGATAGCAGTTCGAGTAAATCCGAAATGAATGATTTTAACTATTTTTTTTCAATGCTGCGGAAGATAAAAAATGCACGTTCAAAGTTGGAAGTAATAAATATATCAAAAGATTTACCTACTTCTGATTTGTACAGTGCCGGTGTCATTACATACATTTGTGAAGATGTTACCGTCAAAGCTGATACTACATCTGAAAATGCTATTGCATATTCAGTAGCTAATATTGGCATATATATTTCGGACGTTGAGCAAGGACGAAAATATCCGGCACAAAGATATAATACATATGACGATATTAAAAATCTTACAAATGAGCAGATAAAGGACAAAACATTTGCAGAGTTACTATATAAGGAGGATTAATTAACATGGCTAATATACCGACAATAGATACCGTAAAATTAACGGCGAAAGGTTTGCGACTGCTGGCAAAAGTACAATCGGGAGCAACAATGTATTTTGTGAGAGCGGCAATCGGTGACGGATTTATGCAAGACGGGCAAGATGTCGCTGATTTGACAGAAATGCTTCACGAAGTACCATCACACCAAACAGGAACAACCGCATCATCAGCTACTGTTGATTTGACGAAAGCAGTGGTTGAAAAAGACGGAACTGTTTCAGTGCGTGTGAAAATAAAAAACGGTGATACCGCATTTTATATGCGTGAATTAGGTATTATCGCAAAGGACCCTGACGAGGGAGAAATATTGTACGCATATATTAATTTTGGTGATGGTGCGAGTGCTATGCCGGCATTTGACGGAAGTACATATATTGTGCGAAATATTCAAATGTCTTTTATTGTTTCAAATGCTGCAAACGTTGAGGCAAATATAACATTAGCTGCGGAAGTGTCGTATGACGATTTTATGGCACATAAAAATGCAAATGTTTTAGACCACCCGGACGGTTGTGTTACCACAGAAAAACTTGCTGATAGTTCAGTTACGGGTATAAAAATCAAAGATAGTGCGATAACATTGGCAAAATTAAATAATGATATTCACACAAAATTTGATGGATTGGAAAAAGCAATTCAAAAAATCAATTCAACCAAAAAAATTGATTTGGAATATTCGATAGGTCAGGGACATGATGGTTATATTATCGTGGTAAAACCTAAAGTGAATTATATCGCAAGAAAAGATGTATCAGGTATTGCAACATATCCTTTGCAATCAATAGATAAATGCTATATGTATATATGTTATAACTATGACAGCGACAGTATATCGTTGGTATGCTTTACAACGGTGTCAGGCAGAGGACCACAACCACCGGACAATGATATTTTTTCTGCTGAAATTTCGTCAAGTTCAGACTGTGGCAATTTTGAATATCACAGATTAATTCAAAAAGATGATAACGGTGATATAGTAGCTGTAATGTGAGGTGATTGGCATGGCAACGACAACAGAAAAGGGATTTAAAATTCCGGGATATGCCGACAAGGCAGACGTCCCCGGAATGGTAAAAGACAATGTGAAAACTGCGGAAGAACACCTAAAAGCCATTTCAAAATCAATGTCAGACATATCATCCAATATTAATTCATTAGACAGTACACTGCAAATAATGAATACACAATTAGGTACTATGTCAGATATGTTAGATGAATTAAATGGCGTGGCGGAGGAAACATCATGACGATTTGCGAAAAATTCAAATTAATGATGGCATCATTTGCGGACATCAAGGCGGCTATCGCTGAAAAGGGTGGTACTGTTACCGGAGGATATGCCGATTATGCTAAAAATATCCGAAATTTATATTCTAATGATATATACACATCACAGTATCAATATCCGACTGAAAAACCACCGATTATGCAGTATTTAATCAATTTGTATAATCGCATAACATTCTGCTATGCGGTCAAACAGGAAATACGGCAAGCAATTATAGACGGTGGTGTTGATGTTCCTGATGATACACCGTTTTCAGAATATGGTGATAAAATCCGTCAAATACAGCGTTTTGAGATTACGACAAGTAATTTGTATTTGGGCGAATATAAGACTGAATGTAGAGGGCAATTAACTGCACAGGGCGGAAGTCCACCGTACTCTTGGAAACAAACTTGGGGTTCCAATATTCCCGGTATCACAATGACATCAGACGGAACTATATCAGGAACACCAATGCAAACAGGCGGCTATAATTGGGGTGTTCAAGTGACCGATAGCAACGGAAAAAACACTGTCCAAAGATATTTCAATCAGTGTCAGACCTAAAACGTTGAATTTCAAGCAGACTGGAGAACGTTCATTTTTATATGACGGCCAACCGCATACAATCACGGCAGAATGTATTAATGACAGTGATGTTGAATTTGAAATTTATTTCAACGATAACGGCAGTGATGTTTTGAGCATGACAAAATGCGGTTCAAACAGAGGATATGTACGAATTACATCGGCGGATAAGTCGTGTTACAGAATAGGTGAATGTGATTTGTATATGTCAATATCAGCAAATGCTGTTAATGTAACATCAGATAAAGTCCAATCGGTAAAATACGACGGACAGCCACATAGTTTCAATGTTGAATTGTCAAAACAATGTGACGTGAATGTGAAATATAAAACGTATTCTGCGAATGATGATACATTCAATGTGAACGAGGATGAATATACAACGGTTTCACCCACCGAGATTGGGAAATATCGTGTATATATATCGTCATCATCATACGGATATATCATTCGTGACACATATGCAGGATACAATAAATATTTCGGCATTTTGAATATTACGGAGGGGGTAGCATGAGCAGATATTTTAAATTTGTATGGGTTGGTATGTTTCTATGCCCTGCACCGATATATTGGGTGATGTTGGGATTGGTTATCATTATTTTTGCAATAGGATTAATTGCGAATAGAATGGTTGATGATACGTATTGCGAAGCAGAACAACAGTATAAAATCACTGTCGGTTATATTATTGAAAACGGTAAATCAGTACCGTATAAAATATTTTATACGGACGAGCAAACCAACAAACGCACAGAAATTCCGGCTAAAAATGTGACAATTCAGCATATTAGCGATAGCATTTATGAAATTTATGTCCGTATCAAACGACAGGACGGTGACGGCTATGATTATGCCATAGCGAAATTGAAAAAATGTTCAGATACGGAGTATAGAACAGTCAAAGTTGAGGTCGGAAGGGAAGTGATATAATGCGTAAAGGCAGTACAATAGCGGCAGTGGTAAGTAGCATATTCCCGACAGTATTATTTATATTATTGGGTTTGAAAGCTGACTGCACCGCAGTGTATTTTATTGGTTGCATTGCATTTTCAATTATTGATTTTATCAATATGTCTGCGGTTTGTGCCTACAAAGAACGACAGTTGAAATATAAAAGCAGTGAGGTGCGGAAGAAATGCAAAAAATCATAAATAGACTGAAAAAAATGGGGTTATCGGCTACACAGATAATATTTAATCTGGTTACATCGGGATTGATATGTTGTACTACGGTATCAGGACATAGTATGATGCCGACAGTGCATGACGGTGACAGGTTACTGTATAATCCGTTTTTCAAAAATGTTGAACGTGGTGATATTGTAGTTATTTCGCATGGCGGTGATATGTTGATTAAACGTGTTATTGCTATTGGCGGCGACCATTTGACGATTAGCACATATGGCAGTGTAGCGATAAATGGCATATGGCAGAACGAAACATACATAAATTCGCAAACATCAAGTGAAAGCATTGATATTATAATCCCTAATGGTGAATTATGGATTATGGGTGATAATCGTGGACATAGTACAGACAGTCGCCATTTTGGAACGGTGGAACTGGGTGACGTTTTGGGTGTAGTAATTTTGAAAAAACATAAAGATTTGGAGGATTAGATTATGGATAAGATTTTTGTTAAGATTAATTTGTTATGGGCGACAGTGTTGACGTTTTTAACGTCTGCGTTCGGAGCATACTGGTACATATTTGCGGCTTTTATGGTGCTGAATGTGGTTGACTTCTTCACCGGAGTTGAAAAGGCGAAATATTCAAACACAGAAAATAGCAATAAAGGTGCAAAAGGGGTTATAAAGAAATTAGGTTATTGGATTGTAATATTTATAGCCTTTTTCATGTCATACACTTTCAAAGATATAGGCAATATTATTGGTATTGATTTAGGAATATCCGCATTTATAGGTTGGTTTGTATTGGCTACATTTATAATCAATGAAATACGTTCAATAATTGAAAATCTGATAGAAATAGGCGTAGATGTTCCGAAGTCTTTAACAAAAGGCTTGGAAGTTGCAAGTAAAAAGCTTGATGATATGACAGATGAGGGGGATAAGAATGAGGACAATAAATGATGATTTCCCGATAAAGCAGTTCAATGGTATTGACATCAATACATCAACACTATCTTCGCCGGCAAACTATTACACATACAGTAGCCGTGTAGTGAAATTCATTGTAATTCATTACACAGGAAATACAAAGGATACTGCGAAAGCAAATGCGACATATTTTCATAATGGTTCACGGGGTTCATCGGCACATTTGTTTACTGATGATGATAGTTGTTATCAATCAGTCGCATTGAATAATGCCGCATGGGCGGTGGGCGGCACAAAGGTATATAAACATG